AAGAAAAAATGAATCAAATTAGAAAATTAGCAGAGCTAACCCCATATCCAGACAATCCTCGTAAAATAACTGTTGAGCAAGCAGAGGAACTTAAGAATAAGATTAAGAAATGGGGGCAAATTGGGGCGTTGTTAATTGATGGGAGGGATAATAAGACTATTTTAGGAGGGAATCATGTTTTTGAAGCAATGAAAATGTTAGGGTTTACTGAGGGAAAAGTTGAATATATAACCCCAAAAAATGATGCTGAAGCCTTTGAATTAGTCATTCTTCATAACGAAAAATTCGCCAAATGGGTGCAATCTGACCTTGGAGAGTTAATTAAAAAATACAAGGATAGTATTGATTTAAGCGG